GCGAGAAAACTAGGTGAGTTACAAAAAAGACAAGCTTTAAATCCTAGGGCACAAGGCTCAAGATCAGCGAGAAGACAATCCGAAGCTGAGTTTGAAAGTAACGCAAAAAAATCTGTGACGAGATTAAACGCAAAGCCGAACACTGGAGATCCTAGCTCTGACCATCAATACCATCTTGGTCCCGAAGATAAGACTTCATATTATCCAGAAGTGCCTACCGATTATCGCGCCCGCAAGCGCAGAGCAAGTGGCCGCTGACCCCTTGACAACCAACCCAAAACATGCTACAATACGGTCGTCCACCCAAAAGGACGGCCGTTTTTATTGAAATATAATTTATGAGCACATCAAAAGAAAACTTCTGGAAGTTTAACGAAGGAGAAGTTCTTAAGCAAGTAGAGGAATACATCATCTCAACTTACGGGGCTCATTATGCCTCAGAGGATAATTCTATCCAGGCAATTGACCTAATTAACTCAATCGGACACGGGGCATCATTTTCCCAGGATAATGTCATTAAGTATGGTGCTCGTTATGAGCGTAAGGGACAATCAAAATCTGATGCTCTGAAGATCATCCATTACGGAATCTTACTCTATCACTTCTCCGGTCACGATAAGCCCCTACCCCAGAACTATAACCTAGCCTGATCTTTACAACTATATTATGAAGCTATCACCTGAAACGCTCGCAATTCTGAAAAACTTTGCGAGTATTAATGAATCTATTCTTTTCCGACAGGGAAACAAGATTCGCACAATGAAATATCCAGCAAAGACTATTCTTGGAGAAGCTGTTGTCCCGGAGACTTTTCCCAAAGAGTTTGCCATCTACAACCTGAATCAATTTCTCAACGGATACTCACTTCTGGACAATCCTGAACTGGACTTTTCTGATGAAGAAGATCGTTTTGTAATTCTTAAGGAAGGGAAGCGTAAGATTAAATACTTCTTCTGCAACCCTGAAATGATCAATTCTCCACCGGATAAACCTCTTGTTCTACCATCAGAAGATGTGGCATTTAATCTAAGTGCAGAACATCTAGATAAGATCCTCAAGGCTCGCAGCATCTATCAGCTACCCGACCTATCTGTTGTGGGCGATGGAAGTGAGATTTCATTGGTTGTTCATGACAAAGAGAACCCTTCATCTAATGAATACACGATTGTTGTCGGTGATACCGGGAATACCTTTACTTTTAATCTTCGCATTGAAAACATCTTGATCCTTAAGGGTTCCTATGATGTTACTATCTCTAAGTCAAAGATTTCACGTTTCAACAATACAGCAACGGATCTTGTCTACTACCTACCCCTGGAGCCTGACTCAGATTTTCAGGAATGATGAATTTTCACAAAACTTGAAAATTCAGATAAGTTGAAAAATGTGCAGTAGTTCTCAAATAATGGGAGCTACTGCAATAATCCTATACATTATGTTTCTTATGAGTCAAGACTTTCTATTCTGCGAAAAATATACGCCAAAGACAATGGAGGAAGTCATCCTCCCAAAGGACCTAAAGAATCTGTTTATTGGCATCCGAGATTCAGGGAAAACTTCCCATATGACTCTTGCCGGGCCCAAAGGCTGCGGCAAAACCTCCACAATTAGGGCGCTTGCAAAAGAGCTTCAAGTGGACTTTATGATGATTAATGGATCCAAGGAAAGGTCCATTGATACCATCAGGACTACAGTTGAATCTTATGCAAGTTCAGTATCAATGTATTCATCAGGGAAGAAGATCCTTCTGATTGATGAGGCAGACAACCTGACACAAGATGCCCAGAAGGCTTTCCTTGGTGTTATTGAGGCAACACAAAAGAACTGTACTTTTGTTCTTACTTGCAACTACCCAAATCGCATTGATTTGGCAGTTCTATCCCGCTGTCCTATTGTAAACTTTAAGTTCCCCAAAGAAGAAAAGCCTCAGTTACTTGCGGACTTCTATACCTCAATTCTTAAAATCCTTGAGGAAAATAAGATCAAGGTAGAAGATAAGAAGGTGGTTGCTAAGCTAGTAGCAAAATATTTCCCTGATTTCCGTAGGACACTGAACATCCTTCAGCAATATTCTGCATCTGGGGAAATCAATTCAAGCGTCCTGGCTCAAGTATCGGACATTAAGGTTTCAACTCTTTATAAGGCAATGAAAGAGAGAAACTTTGGTGAAGTGCGCAAATGGGCAATCAATAATCTTGATAATGATGCCACTATGGTTCTTCGGTCTGTCTATGATGGCCTAGAGGGTGTTATGAAACCATACTCTATCCCAGCAGCAATCCTTATCATTCATGAACACATGGCATGTAATGTTATGGATAATGAAGTTAATCTGATTACTTGTTTTATTAAATTGATGATGGAGGATGCAATTGAATTTCTATGAAGCTAGAACTTAAAGATTGGTTAGATTCTATTTTTAATACAAAAGAAGATCTAATGAAGAAGTATCCAGAATGTAAAAATCAATATCCAGCTTTCATCATCAACCGTATGATGGCTGGGCATATTGATTGCATTTTGGCTGCTCAGGAAATGAATAAACACTTTACAATGCCCCCTGAGATGCAGTACAAATTTTATCTTAACTCAATAAGAAAGCAGAAAAGGTTTACTCCGTTCATTAAAAAAAGCAAACTAGATAATGTCCAGTACATTATAGATTACTATAATGTCAGTTTGACAAAAGCAGAAGATTACCTAAAGATTCTAAGTATTGAGGAAGTGCAATACATCAAAGATCAGCTAAACAAAGGAGGGTCTAAATAGTGAATAGTTATTATAATTTGGATGATTTTTATGAGTGGAAGTGTTGATACCAACTATTTGCCCTTTGATCCTGAAAAAATGATGGTTGAGGTCCGCCTGAAGGACCCCGATTCATTTCTTGTTATTACCGAAAGTCTGAGTCGTATTGGTGTTTTGAGTGTAAAAAATAAGACTCTTACTCAGAGCAGCCTACTTCTACACAAACAAAATCGTTATTACATTTGTAACTTCAAGTATCTGTTCGCTCTTGATGGGCGGGATACTACGATTACGCAAGAGGACGTAGAGCGCAACAATACAATTGCACGTTTACTAGAAAGTTGGTCACTACTTGAGATTGTTAATCCTGAGATTATGACCAGCTTTGCCCCACTCAATAAAATTAAGATCCTTACCTATAAGGAGAAAATGAGCGGGGAGTATCAGTTGAAGACCAAGTATACTATCGGTAAAAAGAAGCGCCCACAAACAAAAGAGCAGTAAGTTCGGGTATCCACACTTGCCTTTTCTCCATAGTTAGTGTTAAATAAGAGCATGGATCGCCCATTAGGGGATCCTGCTAAACACTCGCTTTTTTAAGGAGGAACAAATGTCTAATCTTTCTACCTATGATTCCCATGACCTTACTAAGTTCTGGAATGATGTTAGCACTTACACCATTGGTCTTGATGAATGGTTTAATCGGCTAACAACTCGGCATTATACCGAAGCCAACTATCCGGTTTATAATCTTGTTAAAGAAAAAGGTGGGGCCAACTACCGACTTGAAGTTGCTCTTGCTGGATTTAAGAAAGAAGAAATCTCAGTAGAAACTCAAGATGGAAAGCTCTTTGTTATTGGTAAAGTAAACAAAGATGAGTCTGTTGAATACATTCATCGTGGACTATCCAAACGATCATTTACTCGTAGTTGGACACTATCTGATGATGTAGAAATTACAGATGTAGATTTTAGTGAGGGTCTACTTGTTATTAAGTTCCAACGGATCATCCCAGAACACCAGAAACTTAAGAAGTGGCTCTGATAAATAGTTATACTATTGTCGCCGCTGTTGTGTCTTTGTCAAAAATCAAAGTCTAGCACATTTAGCCTCCTAGTGATAGGAGGCTTTTTCATAAATAAGTATAAAAGTTTAGGAAATTTTTATGGACTCGTTAGACATTCGGAATCTTTATGCAGCCTATAGATCTGTCTATGAAGATCAACAGAGCTTGACTGAAGATGTAGATGTTGAGCTTGATGAATCTAAGGCAGACAAAACAGTTCCCGCAGAGCATAGATCCAAACTAAGAAATGCTAGGGCGGGATTTCAAGTCATAGACCCAAACAGCGCAACGGCAACAAAAGTAAGAAGAAGGGAGCATAAAGAGCGCAGAGGTATGCGAGGTAATATTGGAGGAGAAGGCGCTTCTTCTTATCGTTATGATGATAATCATGATAAAGATTACCCCTCTATCAAACTTCGCGGAAAAGGATACATGGAAGAAGAACTAGATGTTTACGATCTAGTTCTAGACCATCTGCTAGACGAGGGTTATTGTGACGATGCAGAATCTGCTGAAGTCATTATGGCTAACATGAGCGAAGAGTGGCTAGAAGAGATTCTTGATGAGGCTAATCGCGGAGAACGCCACTATAATTTGAGCCCAGAAGATGTTCATGTAAGAAGGACCAGGGCATCTGCTTCAGATAGGAGGGCGGCTGAACAATGGAAACAACATGATTCAGGCAGAAATGCCCTCACTGCTAAAATGACAAGAGGAACTGGAGGTAATGAGCAGGGCAACCCAAAAGTAAAAAGAGGTAATAGCGTATTCTATGACAGAACTGCTTCACATGACAGTAAGAGAGGGGTGAAGAAGAGAAAGGGACAAAAAACTGCACAAATGCGCGGCCCAAACCCCAATGTTGCCAATCATTATGCGGTTAAAGGTAGGGAAGATTGACAAGAGGGGCTTGACAACCAGCCAAGACCATGCTATAATACGGGGAGGAATCGGACCTCCCCTTTTTTATGAATCCAAAATTAATCCTATTGAAAAACGGAGATTATATTGTCTCTAAAATCCAAGAAGCCTGGGATGATGGTAAATTTTTGTTTTATGTTTTAACAGATCCTCGGCTCATCAAAATCACTGGTACTTACGCTATTGATGATAAGCACGGAACCAGCGTATCCCTATTCACCTGGCCTCAGTTCACTACTGATAATGTAGTGGAGCTAGATAAGGATGCTAAGCTCACTATTGTGGACCCAACTCCAGACCTAATTGACCTATACAACGAATCCTGTGGAAATAGCACTACTGATCTTTCCTGATAACACAAAAATCCTAACTCAAGCAAAAGATCTTGAGCCCCAAGAAATTGGGGATCCCGACTGGCTCTTGATTGAACCGTTCTTGGTAAAAGAAGATCTAACTCTTGAGCCTTGGTTACTACAATACACAACTCAGAATAAGTTTAAGATTCATTCTGATAAAGTGCTGACTATTGTAGATCCTAATCCATTACTAAAGCAGAAATATCAACAAGTTCTAAAAGGTGAGAATGAGTGAAAAATGGTATACATCAGTTAAGCAAATTGGTAACAACATCTATGTAAGGGGTTACGACAACGGAGAGCATTATAAAGACAAGATTGAGTATTATCCTACTTTCTTTGTAAGGTCAAGAAATAAGACCGAATATAAAACTCTCCATGGTGAATATGTTGCTCCCGTAAATCCCGGAACAATCAAAGAGTGTCGTAACTGGTTAGAACAATATAATCAAGTAGAAGGCTTTGACATTTACGGCAACGAAAATGCCGTCTTCCAATATATCTCAGATGCTTTTTCAAATGATATTGAGTTTGATATAAACAAAATCAAACTTGTAACCATTGACATTGAGACTACAGCCAATGCTGGTGTTGATGTTCAAGCCGCAAATGAGCAAATTGTTCTCATTACTCTTCAGCATTACTCAACCAAGAAAACCCTAACATGGGGCTCCAAGCCTTTTGCAGAAAGGGTAGAAGATAATACTTATTTTGAATGTGAAGATGAAGCTGATCTACTAAGAAAGTTTCTTGAATATTGGCAATCTGATTACCCCGAAGTAGTTACTGGTTACAATGTTCGCACCTTTGATATCCCCTACATCGTAAAGCGTTGCCAGCGGGTCTTGGGGGAAGCTGAAGCCAAAAAGCTTTCTATTTGGAAGATCCTCAAAGAAAAGACAGTCACCAATAATACTGGCAAAGAAGACATTACATATGATCTTTATGGCATTGCAACCCTTGATTTTCTTGAGCTTTATCGTAAGTATTCATTCAAGAATCCAGAGAATTATCGTCTGGATACTATTGCTGAAAATGAACTAGGTGAGAAAAAGTTAGATCATACTGAGTACAATACTTTCAACGAATTCCAAGAGAAAAATTGGCCTCTTTTTGTTAAGTACAATATTCAGGACGTTAAGCTTGTAGATAAGCTAGAAGCAAATCTAAAGCTCATTGAGATGGCAATGGCCCTTGCCTATCAATCAAGAACAAATTATGAAGACGTATTCCACCAAGTAACAATGTGGGATGCAATCATTTATAATTATCTCAAGAAAAAGAACATCGTCATCCCAAAGAAAAAGATCTCAAGTAAAGATGATAAATTTGGTGGAGCTTATGTAAAAGAGCCTATTCCGAACAAGTACGGATACACTGTATCCTTGGACGCCACTAGCCTGTACCCACATATCCTAATGGGGGTAAACATCAGTCCTGAGACTCTTGTTAATGAGCATTTTTCCGGTATTGATGTTGATTCTATTCTTGAGCAAAAGGTAGATACTTCCAAGTACCCAAATTACTCTATTTCCCCGAATGGGTCAATGTATCGGAGGGATATTAAGGGATTCCTGCCTGAAATCATTGAGCAAATGTTTGAAAAGCGTAAGCAATTTAAGCAATTGATGCTCGCCGCTCAGCAGGAGAACGAGATTAATAAATCAGAAGAGCTAGCCAAGAAGATCTCAAGCTATCGGGTGAAGGAACAGGGCCTAAAGGTTTGTCTAAACTCAGCCTATGGCGCCAGTGGCTCACCGTATTTCCGTTTCTATGATCTGCGAAATGCCGAAGCTGTAACCTCATGGGGGCGTTTGGCTATTAGATGGGCCAGCAATAAACTGAATGGGTATCTTAATGCTGCTCTACAGACTACCGATGTTGATTATGTTATCTACATTGATACTGACTCATTGTTCTTAAATGTTCAACCTCTTGTTGATAAAATCTTTGAAGGTAAGGATCCGACAAAGGAACAAGTAGTTAACTTTTTAGATAAACTCTGTTCAACCAAAATTCAAGAGTATCTCAATCGTGCCTATCAAGAATTGGCCGACTACATGCACTCTTACTCCCAAAAAATTCATATGAAGAGGGAAAAGATTGCAGACTCTTTTATTATTCTAGCAAAGAAGAAATACTTCATCAATGTGTGGGATAATGAAGGAGTGAGGTATCATGAACCCAAATTATCAATTACCGGCCTAGAGGCCATTAAGTCTTCTACTCCGGGTTTTTGTAGGGAAAAGATTAAGCAAGCATTCTCCTTGTTTGTAAATGGAACCGAGCAAGAAGTTATTGATTTTATTGATCAAACCAAGAAAGAATTTTTTGCACTTCCTCCAGAAGATATCTCTTTCCCTAAAGGTATTTCAACCTTAACAAAATATCATGACCACAAGCTCATTTATAAGAAAGGTATAAACGTGCCAATGCACGCAAGAGCTGCCCTTCTTTATAATCACCATATCAAAAAGAATGGCCTGGAAAATAAGTATCCCTTGATAAACAATGGAGAAAAAATCAAGTATTGCTACTTAAAATTACCGAATACAATCAAGGAAAATACTATAGCCTTTGTTCAAAGGTTTCCTACTGAGTTAGGTCTTAATGAGTATGTTGATTATCGTACTCAATTTGATAAGACATTTTTGCAGCCACTCAGGCCGGTTTTGGATATTATTGGCTGGAGTGAAAAAGAAACAAACACATTAGATAATTTCTTTTTATGATGGACAATACGACTACGAAAGACTTCCATGAGTGGAAGCACCAATTACAAAGAAATTGTACTTGGAGAGACTATGATCTTTATTTTGATATTCAGGAAATTATTCCACATATCAACGGATACCTGACTTTCTCTGATTCTTGCGATCCAGAAGTAGAAAATGGCACCTTAATCTCAGATTCCATGAATTTTTCTAACTATCAAGATTTAGTGGAACATATTAAATCATCTAGTAAGCGAAAATATCTACACTCTGTTCTTAAGCATAAGCAAGAAGAACGCTATTGTCTATGGATGGCTACTGCCTGAAATGACCTCATACCTATAAATACCCTTAGTTCACCGTCGTCGCATAAGACAGGACACCGAACTACTTAAAACTAACTAATTAAAACACATGGATTTTCTAAAGGATATAGTGTCCCAGATTGGGGGCGACTATGTTTCTCTGGCATCAGAGATTGATGAAAAAGAATCATTCGTAGATACAGGATCTTACATCTTTAATGCCCTTGTAAGCGGCAGCATTTTTGGAGGATTTAGCCAAAATAAAATTACGGCTATTTCAGGAGAAACAAGTACCGGCAAAACATTCTTTGCCATTGCGGTAATTAAAAACTTTCTTGACACTAACCCGGATGGTTACTGTCTATACTTTGATACCGAAGCAGCAATCACAAAATCCTTACTGCAAAGTAGAGGGATTGACGTATCAAGAGTTATCATTATTAACGTTGTAACGATTGAAGATTTCCGCACAAAGGCACTTAAGGCAGTTGATATTTACCTGAAAACACCTGTTAAACAACGTAAGCCGTGTTTCTTTGTTCTTGATTCTCTAGGTATGCTATCAACCAATAAAGAGATTGGTGATGCTCTTGCGGAAAAAGACACCCGAGACATGACGAAAGCTGCCCTAATTAAGGGGGCATTCCGTATGCTGACGCTTAAGTTAGGCCAAGCAAAAATTCCAATGATAGTTACAAACCACTTATATGCAAACATTGGTGGTTATGGTCCCACTAAAGTTCAATCTGGTGGTACTGGACTTCTCTATTCAGCATCAACAATTATTGAGCTAGCCAAGGCAAAAGAGAAGGATGGTACTGAGGTTATTGGAAATATTATCCGAGCCCGTACATTTAAGTCTCGTCTATCAAAAGAAAATCAAGAAGTGGAGATTCGTCTATTCTATGATGAGCGTGGTTTAGACAAATATTATGGCCTCTTGCAGTTGGCAGATGAAGGTGGTATAATCAAGAGGACGGGGAACCGTTACGAAATTCAAGGTAAACTTCTATATGAGAAGGCAATTCTAAAAGAACCAGAGAAGTATTTTACTCAGGATCTTCTAGAGAAAATTGATCTTTATGCCCAGATGAAGTTCTCTTATGGGCATAGTAAAGGATCATTCGTTGATGATGTAAATACGGAGGAAACTGATTGAGCACCACTGAACAGTTAATTCTAGCAAATCTAATTAATAATGATGACTACACAAGAAAGGTAATGCCCTTTCTTAAGCCTGATTACTTTCAGAACTATAGTGAAAAGGTAGTATTCCAAGAAATCATCAATTTTATTGGGGAGTATAATAAGCTCCCTAATAAGGATGTTCTTGAAATTGAGATTAGCAATAGAGAAGATCTTAATGAATCTACCTTCAAGGAATGTTTAGATTTAGCTGCAAGTCTAGATTCCGAGCCAGTTTCAATTGACTGGCTCTATGACACAACCGAAAAATGGTGTCGGGATAGGGCAATTTATCTTGCCCTTATGGAATCTATCCAAATCGCGGACGGTAAGAACGAAAAGAAAAACAGGGATGCAATTCCTTCTATTCTTGAGGATGCCCTTGCTGTATCTTTTGATAATCACATCGGTCACGATTTCTTAAATGATAGTGAAGCCCGATTTGAATATTACAACAATGTAGAGGCCAAGATTCCATTTGATATTGAGTACCTCAATAAGATTACAAGAGGAGGAGTAACCAGCAAGACTCTTAACGTGATTATGTCACTTTCCAATGTTGGCAAGTCACTTATCTTTACAAGTTTTGCTAGCTCATATTTGATGCAGGGTAAGAACGTTCTCTACATCACTCTTGAGATGGCAGAAGAAGAGATTGCCAAGCGTATTGATGCAAATTGCCTTGATATTAGTATTGATGAAATCCATAAAGTATCAAAGAACTTTTATAATAGTAAATTCTCGTCATTCAAGACTAAAACTCAAGGCAATCTAATCATCAAAGAATACCCCACTGCGGGAGCCTCAGTAGTGCATTTCAAGTCATTGATCAATGAGCTACAACTAAAGAAGCACTTCAAGCCAGACGTTATTATCGTTGATTATCTGGGTATTTGTGCATCATCAAGGCTCAAGAAAGGTGCTGCTAATTCCTATGAATATGTTGGTGCTATTGCAGAAGAACTGCGGGGATTCGCAAAGGAAGTAGGAGTGCCTTTATGGACTGGCGTTCAAGTAAATAGGGAGAACTCTTCTAATGCCGATCCTTCTCTTGCAGCAATTTCCGAATCAGCTAAGATCGGTCACGTATCTGACTTTGTTCTTGCAGTTATTTCTACTGAAGAACTTGAGCAAGTAGGACAATACTTATGCAAGCAAGTTAAGAATCGCTATAACCGCAAAGGCAAATTACTGCGCTTCACTGTTGGGGTTGACTATGAGAAGATGAGGCTCTATGATGTAGCACAATCCCAGGATACAAATACGTATTATAACGAAGATGATTTTAAGGACGAACAACCAAAACCAAACTTCAAAGACAAATTCAAAAACTTCACCTATTGATTATATGATTACCAAAGAACTATTCCAAAAACTGAAGCCAGAAATTTATGCTGATGACCCTAAGTTTATTCCAAGGCCGGCTCACCGAAAGGAAGATGCCGGTGCTGATCTAAGGGCATTTGTCCCGGCAAATGAATATGAAGTGTCGCAAATCATTCTAGAAGTTATTGCGGCATATCAAAACAATAGGGTTAAAGATATTTGCATTGATGGTAAGGTAGTTGATCCAGACAGCATTTCTGCTGATACGATTGCAGCTACTGGTGGATGTATTAGTCTTTTACCTGGGGAGACTAAACTTATCAATTCTGGTTTTAAGATTGCTCTACCCACAGTAGATGAAATCTATCCATTCCTTCCTGTTTATAAGATTGTCAGCCGAAGTGGCCTCTCTTGTAAACATAAAGTATCAGTAACGAATCGCCCTGGTATTGTTGATAAAGGTTACCGTGATTGGATTGCAGTTAGTCTGGAGAATGAAGGTCACAGTGCCCATATCTTTACTCATGGTTCTCGTATTGCTCAAGGTCTTTATGAACTTGTAATTGATTTGGGGGCGTGGGATGTTGATGATCTACGTGTTAGTGAACTAAGTAGCAGCAACCGTGGAGAAAACGGTTTTGGTAGTACAGGTTTAGGAGGTTGATTATGGCAAAAATTAAGTTACAATTAGAAATTGAAGAAGCATCTGATGTTCTTAAAGTTCTTGAAAAAGAAGTTTCTGGATATAGTCTAGTTCATGTCCCTGAACGCATTTCACGTCTAAGGTCTGTTATTGAAAAACTAAAGAACTAAGCAAAAGCCCCTTTAATAGGGGCTTTTTACTAAATACCCATAAAAGGTATAGCTTTGGATCCGTTAGTTTCGTTTCTTGTTGATAATAACTATGCTGATAATTATAGATCAGCAGAGAAAATTTTAGAGCATATTAGTGAGGAATTTTATAATGAGTTGCTTGAATCCGCAACTCAAAGACTTGCCCAGCTAAATGCTGAAATGAGAAAAGCAATGCAAAGCGGAGACTCAACTAAATTAGCAAAGATTGCGGCAGAAATTAAGGCAGCAAAAGAAGCAAGCGCACAGGAATATAAGGATAAAGGAAGCCCAAAAGAACAAAAAGCGCCAAGAGTAAAGGGACAATCTCCGCAGACACCAAAAGATGGGGCTCGGGGTGTAAGAGATGCAAGAGAAGGACATAGAAGCAGAAATATTGAAAGAGCCGCAGATGAAATCATCGGTGATAGTGTGCCAAAACCAACTCATTTAAGTCCAAACAAGCCAGCACATATGCAAGGCGGAAATACATCTTGGGCTGCATCTGGGGATCGTAGAAGTGAAAGAAGAGGGGTAACAGGTCAGTCTAATAGAGAAAGAAGATCTGGTGCAACTGGCAGATATGAGAACCCCAACAGGTTTGATGATCGCCCTAAATAAAAAATAACGAACTATACAATGTTAGAGTTTTCGGACTTTTTAAATGAAGCTAGAAGTAGGGCAGCAGAAAAAGCAGCCCGACTTGCCCTTGTGTCTGATAATCATGGCGGGTGGGTTGATCGTAGCGGTAGAACAATTGCTCGCACTGTTAATGGCGAACTTGAATTTATTAGGAAGAAATCTCCTAGCCCAGACAACCCAGAGCCGAACGTAAAAGCTCTACCTAAGACAGCGCAATATCAACAACAAAAACCAGCAAAACCTGCTGATCTACCAGAACCTAAGAAGCCACAGGAACAACCACAAGCCCCGGAACCAGAGCAAGAAAAGAAAGTAACAATCGTATTCACAAGAGCCAATCCTCCTACCGAAGCTCATTATAAGTTATTGAAACAGGCAAGGGATATCGCAAACGGTCAAGAACTAAGGGTCTATCCAAGTAGAAAGCACGATCCTAAAAAGAATCCCCTTGACGTGAAGACTAAGGTTCGTTATATGGAATTGTCTTTTCCTGAGTTTAAAAAAGAGATCGTTAATGACAAGGACATTATTACAATTTTTGATGCACTTAAACTATTACATGACGAAGGGTTTAAGGAAGTTAATGTAGTCGTTGGTGAAACAAGAACATCTGAAGTTGAAAGACTTTCATCTCAATACAATGGAGAACTGTATTCCTTTGATCAGATCAATGTGATACCAGCTAAGGGAACGGATCCTGATCTTGACAATGGAGAACCTAGATCGGCATCAGGGCTTAGAAGTGCTGCAATGAGAGATGATTTCTACGCCTTCAGGGCAGGGTTGACTAGAAAAATTTCTTTTAAAGATGCAGAGAATCTTTTCCATGCTGTACAAAGAGCACAGCAAGGTAGAGATGGGTATGAGAAAGACCAACCAGAGGAAGAGAATTTAAGAGAACTTTATTACCAGAAAAAAATATTCAATGAAGGCGACTTTATTGAAAGTGATATAACTGGTATTAAAGGTAAGATCATTAGACGTGGCCCTAATTATGTGATTAGTGTTACTGAAGATAATAAGATGTTCAAATCATGGATAACAGACATTTCTGAATGGACCGATGTATCTGGTGTGCCTGCTGACCAAAGGGAGGTTGGTACTGATGCCCTAAGAAAATATGTTATGGGTCTGACTAAATCAAAGAAAATAAAGAACTTTGTTAAATCTAAATAGTTAATAGACAATAGATAGATTTCAATGGCAACTGAAAATACTGTTCGGGCTTTTAATGACCTTAAGCAAATTTACATGGAGTCAATGGCTCCTGAAGCTCTAGTAGAAGCGCGTAAAAAACTTACAGGTGGACAACATAAGCTTGATGTTGAGCCAAAGGGTGGCGATGGTGATATTGATGCCAAGGATCTTGCAGCCCTTCGCCGCAGAGCTAAGCTACGCAATCTAGGTCTTAGTGAAGGAGAGCATAATTCAGAACCTTCTTTACAAGCTACTTTTGCTAATGCTCTTGCGCTCAGCGGCCAACAGTATTCAAACTGGAGAGAAGAGTTCACACCAGAACTTATGGAAGAAATTGAAAATACTGCCAAGGAAGGTGACAGTAAGGAAATTGGCGTTAATAAAAAAATCAAGAATACTGTCAAAATCAATCCAACTATTGCTACTCTACAAGAAGCTCTTAGTGATTATGAACTAGAGGTTCTATCATCTGAAGAACTAGACGAAGAATATATTCTAGAAGCTGCCGAAGTAGCAACTGAGTATTTTTATGAGTCTGGTCTTAATGAATATGGAGTAGAAGAGCTTATTGAAGCCCTAGGTGAGCAAAAGTTTGTTGATTTCGTTTTTGATCTTGTAGAGGATTATGAGTTGAATGAAGAAAATCTACTTGAATGGCGCAGAGGCCCAGGCGGCACTAAAATCCGTGGGGATCAGACCACTAAGAGTGGAAAGCACTTTAAAGATGTAAAGGGTGGAGCTAAGACCACCGCCGCCAAGGCTACTCCAGAAGCTAAGGCAAGAAAAGCAGAAAAAGAAGCAAAACCAACCGGATCTAAAGTTGGGTCCGAGCTATCCAATCTTGCTAACCGCAGCAAAGAACTTCGCAGAGCTTCAGTAGAAACTAAAACTGCTGAAGTTGCTAAGAAGCCAGAAAATACCACAAAAACCGCAACACCAAAAACTAAGAAAGGTATTCTTGATAGAGTTGCCGGTGCAATCCTTAAAGGTGCCGAGCGTCATCAAGAGGCAATGAAAGCCGCTCGTCCACATATTTCAAATGCTGCAAAAGCTGCTGGTGCTGCTGCTGGAACTGTAGCTGGTGCTGCCGCTGGCCTAAGAGCCGCTGGTAAGAGAGCTGAAAATTCCGAAGTTGCCAAGAAGGGCCGCAAAGTTGTAAGTGCCCTAGCTAAAGGCGCATGGGAAGGTGCCGGTCATTATGCAAAGCATGATAGTGCTCCTAGGGCACTAGGTCACGCTGCTGGCACCGTAGTTAAGAATCTTAGAAAAGAGGAAGCTGAACATATTGATGAAGAATCAGTAAGTCAAAATCAACAACAGCTTTTTGGTGCCGCATTAGCAGTAAAAAGAGGAGACACCCCAAGAAGCAAAGTATCTAAAAAGGTACTAGATGTTGCTGACTCTATGCCTGAGGGTGAAATTCGTAAATTTGCAAAAACTTCACATAAGGGACTTCCAACTACCGTTAGTGAAAACACTCAACTAATTGATAAGGTTCTAAAGATTATCAGGGAATCTAAATAGTCCAATCTTCTAAATACTTATACCTAACACCGAGGTAAAAATATGGCTAAAATTGTAGAGCTAATTAAGCCAATTCTATTCGCTTTCATCAACTCTCCTGAGGTCAAGAACCTTGTAGTTGCACTTCTTGAGAAGTACGCTGCTCGTACTGACAACAAGATTGATGATACCGTAGTTGACATTGTGCGTGATAAGCTACTGAAGTGATCCTAACTTGCATTGTTGTTAATACACTTGCATCTTACGGGGTATCTTTAGTCTTCATCTCATTATTTCTATTCTCTGAATGGCTGGGTAGAAATCCTAATATAAAAGAAAACGACGTTTATAGCTTCATACATCATATCTTAAAAACATCTACAAAAAGAGGGGAGTAATCCTCTCTTTTTTATTATTCTAAATAGTAATAAGTAAAAGCAATTAAGAGTAGAACAAGATGGCAATCTGGGGTATTGGTACAAACACTGAAACTGCCGATAACAATTATAGTATTCCGAAACATCTAAGTGATGCAGATCGGACCAATACACCACACAACTGCTTTGCAGATCAGCGTGGTTGGGTGTATCGTCGTTACGGCACTACTGCACATTCTGGACTTTCTACCTCCTACTATGATGAGGTTCTAGTCCCAGTTTCTGGTCTTAATACCACTGGTGTTAGCAGCACTCGCGGTCTTGGCCTTGCCACTCCTACCGCAATCTTCTTTGAAGATCCTACCCTAGCATCACCAATCAGTGGTACTGCCGGTATCACTACTGGACAAAGAGGTGAAGTACATCTTGTCTTCAATGAGAATGTTTATGTTGCCGCTGGCGCAACAGTTAAGATTAATATTTCTAACCCACTTGACGTACAGCAGGCTTCCGTTCTAGGTTACGCTTCTTCCGTTGCTGCCGCTGTTCCAGTTTATAACTTTGTTAATGGTCAGGGATACACTGAGTTTGTAAACTATAATGGGCAGATTACCAACAGAGTAGCATTTGGTTTTACTGCTCCTACTACTCTTTATACCGCGAACGTACCATTTAGTGTAACCACTGTATCTTCAAACGTTGGTTCTGGTGCTACTATTATTCCTGTTGGATCACTAACTGGCGTATCTGTTGGATCTTCCCTTAGCGTAGGTTCTGTACTGTTTAACGCTCAAGTAGTATCTATTGGCGCCACTTCAGTTACTATCTCTACTGCGTCTACCGCAGTTGGTACTATTACTGCTGGCGTTGCTGCTACTTTCTCTACCCGTACTACTGCTGCTAAACTACGCATTGATACCGTTCGTACTTTCGTTGGTGTGATCACTGATTTCTCTGGTGGTCTAGGTGTTACCAGCAGCTACTCTGCTGATATGCTACGTAATGTAGGTGGTGCTGGTACTACTGGATCTGTTGGAATTGGAACTACTACCCTTACTGTAACTGCCTGAGAAGTGAATGTTTTTTAATGAACTAAATGATGACAACTTCCTCCTTTTTGCAATAAAAAATTATGAGAACCCTCAGGGGCTCACTAAGGAGGACTTTGATAAAGATCTTAATCATTTCAAATATATAAAACGATTATTAAAGAGATATAAGAATAAGGGTGAGTTAAAGGTAAATTTACTTTTAAATCACTTTATTATTCTTTATAACATCTTTGGTGAGGCAACGACTCCAATGTTATTCTACAAATTGGATGCGGATTTATGGTCTACAATGAAGACATTTATTGTATTCCTTAATAAATTGCCGGATTATCCACATTGTCAGATTCATGAGTTGCCTTTAGATCATTACTGTCTAGAACAAATAAGGAATCTCCAAGATGGAAAAAATTGATCGGATTATAAAAGCTATAAGAGAAGACATGGCTGTGGGTGACGGTGGGTTTACAGGGAGTGCAGATCCCTCTGGGCCAACTGCAGGATATGACCCAATCTTGCCTGGGCTAAGAACAAGATTAGATGGAAAATTAGATAAAAGGATCAAGAGATTATACAAGAAGTGGTTAAACCATTAAATAAATCTAAAAATGGGGTAACAATAAATACTTCTATAAGTAGCTTCTAATGTAATGCCTGAGGAAAATAACTCATTAAAGATTGCCCTTTTAGAGCAACGAATGAACGATTTTTTTAATGTCATCAATAAGTTAGAGTCTGCCATTGAAAAAATCAGTGAGGTTAACACTAATATCATTAAAATGCTGGCCGTTCACGAAGAGAAGATAGGTCAAAATGAGAAAAATGAGAGCATTCTTGCAAAGATGGATGCTGATATTAAGGTTGACGCCACTAATGATAGAAAAGAAATAACCGAAAAGTTTGAACAACTTGCTTCCGAGGTGGAAGACCTAAAGCGATATAAATGGATGAGCGTTGCTTTCGGAATGGTTGCTGCTCTTGTCGTTGCTGGGGGATTTCAACTAGCCAGTAGCTGGGACGTAAAAATCAACTCAGACCAACCGTATCCACATCCTCAACCCACCCCCTTGACAACCCGCCCCTGACGTGCTATACTAGGGATCCTCTGCACGGCAAGACCATGAATGGATCTCATAGATGAGCAATACATTAATCTACTTGCACCTAAGTTAGATAAGCTAGTTAAGAAAACTAATAAGGTTTATAATTGTCGTTGTCCTCTTTGTGGAGATTCACAAAGAAATAAGACTAAGGCGAGGGGATACTTCTACGAAGTAAAAAATAATACAAATTATAAGTGTCACAATTGCTCGGTCACTACAACTTTTTCTAAGTTCCTTAAGCAATTTGACCCTACTCTTTATAGGCAGTATTGTTTAGATAAGTATACCAATAAAACGGTTGTAAAAAAACCAAAGGAAGAACCTGAGCCAACATTACCAAAACCCGTCTTTAGGGAAAAGCTAGATCTACCAAGGGCATCGGAAAACAGAATATCCAAGCAATACCTTTTGAATAGAAGGATAGACCCGGATTGTTTTTATTACGCTGACAATTTTAAACAATGGTGTAATACGGTAAAACCAAATTCCTTCAATGAGAAATCACTGAAGTATGATGAGCCAAGAATTATCATACCTTTATATTTTAATAAGAAGTTAATTGGGATTCAGGGGAGAAGTATACTTCCTAATGAGATTAAATACATTACCATTATGTTTTCTGAGGATGTTCCTAAGATCTACGGTTACGACAATGTTAACAGATCAAAGGAAGTCTATGTTTTAGAGGGTCCTTTTGATTCAACTTTCGTCCCTAATTCGGTTGCAATGTGTGGTGCTGATGTTAATATATCTGAACTTAACATCAAGCATCCAGTCTATGTTTATGACAATGAGCCAAGAAATAAAGACATTCATCAACGAATGGTAAAGGCTATCAATAAGGGAGAGTCTATAGTAATCTGGCCTTCATACATCAAGGAAAAGGATGTGAATCAAATGGTAATGTCCGATATTAATGTGGTGGACGTTATCAAAAACAATACATTTTCGGGACTACAAGCAAACCTACAACTTACTTTTTGGAAGAAAAAATGAGCGACAAAATTAGTGTAAAGAAGCGCAATGGCAGTGTTGAGCCATTGCAACTAGAGAAAATTCATCGCATGGTATCAGAAGCCTGTGATGGGATTTCTGGGGTCAGTGTATCTCAGGTGGAAATGTCTAGTGGCCTTCAGTTTTATGATGGAATTACAACTGAAGATATTCAGGAGATTCTAATTAAATCTGCAGCAGACTTGATCTCCCTTGATCACCCTGGCTATCAATATGTTGCTGCACGTCTTTTACTATTTTCGCTCCGTAAGAAAATCTACGGTGGTCGGATTGATCTACCTACTCTTGAAGACCAAATCAATAAGGGAATCAAGCAGGGAGTTTATGATCCTTCTTTCCTAGCTAAGTATTCTTCAGAAGAAATAGAAAAGCTTAATAGCTATATTGATCATGATAGGGATCTAAATTTTACCTATGCTGGTCTTAAGCAAGTCATTGACAAATACCTAGTTCAAGATAGAGCAGACAAAACGGTATACGAAACGCCGCAATTCATGTTCATGCTAATTGCAATGCGCAAATTCATGAATTATCCAGAAGACACTAGGCTTTCTTATGTTAAGCGCTATTATGATTTTAGCAGCAAATATAAGATTAATATTCCTACTCCTATTGCCGCTGGTGTAAGGACTAATAAAAAGCAAGGCGCAAGTTGTACTTTGATTAGCGTAGCAGACGATCTTAATAGCATCATTGCATCTGGCGGTGCCGTGATGAAATATGTTGCAGATAAAGCCGGTATTGGTCTTGATGTTGGAAGAATTAGGGCACTTGGCTCTAAGGTTAGACAGGGAGAAACTATTTCTACCGGCCTAGTTCCATACCTTAGAAAGTTCCAAAGTGATCTAGAATCAGTACATCAGGGCGGCCTACGCAAAGGCAGTATGACAGTTTTCTGTCCTATCTGGCACATTGAAATTGAGCAAGTTATTGTTCTTAAGAACAATAAAGGTAATGATGAAAACCGTGTACGTAATATTGACTATGCTATCGGACTTTCCAAACTCTTCTACGAAAGATTTATTGAGAATAGTGTAATTAGCCTGTTCTGTCCAAATGATGTTCCTGGGCTATATGATGCATTTGGTCTACCTGAATTTGATGATCTTTATTGTAAGTATGAGAACGATCCCAACATTGCCAAAAAGCAAGTAGGTGCTCAGGAATTAATCATTAAGCTACTCAATGAGCGCAGTGAGACTGGCAGGGTCTACATCTTCAATATTGACCATGCCAACTCCCATAGTTCCTTCTTAGACAAGATTAATCAATCCAATCTATGCGTTGAAATCACTCTACCAACTGATCCAATTTATGATCTTAACGATACAGATGGTGAAATCGCTCTTTGTGTATTGGGTGCCGTAAATGTGGGAGCGATTAAATCAGATAAAGAACTTGAGGAAGCCCTGGATCTGATTGTTCGTGGACTAGATGAACTGATTGATTTCCAAGATTATGTTGTGCCTGCAGCAGAGAAGTCAACTAGAGCCAGAAGGTCTCTTGGAGTTGGTGTTATCGGCCTAGCCCATTACTTTGCTAAATTAGGGGTCTCTTATGAAGAACAAGCTGCATGGGACCACACACATGAACTAGCAGAAAGCCTCCAATACTATCTACTGAAAGCATCTGTTAATCTTGCGAAAGAAAAGGGAGCTTGTGAATATTTTAATCGCACGAAGTATTCTCAGGGTATTCTTCCTATTGACACCTACAAGAGAGATGTTGATGAAATCACAAGTGTTCCACTCCGACATGATTGGGAGCAACTTCGCAAAGATATTCTCACTTATGGCCTAAGGAACTCAACCCTTTCTGCATATATGCCTTCTGAATCATCCTCAATTGTTTCAAACGCAACTAACGGTATTGAGCCCCCGAGAGAACTACTTTCCATTAAGCGCAGACTAAAGCAGATTGTTCCTCAATATTCTACTCTTAAGCATAACTATACTACGGTATGGGATATGCAATCTAATAAAGGGTACTTCAATGTTGTATCGGTTCTTCAAAAATTCTGTGATCAGACTATCAGTGCTAACTGGAACTACAACCCAGAGCACTATCCCGATAAGTTAGTTCCTATGTCAGAAATTGTAAATGATTTCCTTTATTGCTATAAGTATGGACATAAGACTGCTTATTATCTAAACACCTACGATGGTGCAAAAGAAGAAAAAATTATTGACCTTGACGATATTCTAAACGACGATGGAGAAGAAGACTGCGATGGCTGCAAAATCTGAGATTGACGGTATGACTGTTTTTAATAGCAACAAAGTAGATTTTACAAAACAACAGATGTTCTTTGGTCAGCCGCTGGGAGTCCAGCGGTATGACGTAAACAAATATCCAGCATTTTATAAGCTAACGCAAGAACAACTAGGGGCTTTCTGGAGGCCCGAAGAGTTTCCCCTTCAGAGAGATAGGGCTGACTACTTAAAACTAAGGCCCGAACAAAAGCATATCTTTACTTCCAATCTGAAGTACCAGATCATGCTTGATTCAGTTCAAGGTCGTGGTCCTGGCCTAGCCTTTATTCCCTACTGTTCATTGCCGGAACTTGAGTCTGCAATGATCGCATGGGAATTCATGGAAATGGTTCATAGCTATTCTTATACTTACATTATTAAGAATGTTTATAATGAACCAACTGAAGTATTTGATACAATTATTGATGATGAGCGCATTCTTGAAAGGGCATCAAGTGTAACTGAATCTTATGATGATTTTATTCGCTCTGCCCAGCAATATGGATCTTCAGAAATGTGGAGATTTAATAATGAAGGCGTAACTCTAGGGAAGGATGAACTTTATGAGGTAAAGCGTAAACTCTACCGGGCTATCATGAATGTGAATATCCTTGAGGGTATTCGGTTCTACGTTAGTTTTGCTTGTAGCTTCGCTTTTGGTGAACTCCAATTGATGGAAGGTTCGGCAAAGATTATTAAAAAGATTGCGATTGATGAGGCCCTACATCTAGTTCTTACTCAGAACATTCTAACAAAATGGAAGAAGGGTGATGACCCAGATATGATAAAGATTGCTCAAGAAGAAGAGGCTTGGTCTTATGCGATGTTTGATCGTGCAGTAAATGAAGAAAAGCGTTGGGCTCAATATCTTTTCAAAGATGGATCTATGATTGGTCTTAATGAAAAGCTTCTTTATAATTACATTGAATGGAATGCTAATCGCCGCATGAAGGCCATTGGATTCAAACCAACCTATGACATTCCTTTATCTTCTGATCCTCTTCCTTGGATGGCTAAATGGCTCAACTCAAAAAATGAGCAGGTTGCGCCACAGGAAGAAAATATTACAAGTTATATTGTAGGTGGAATCAATCAAGATATGAAGCCAGATGCCTTCTCTGGATTTAAACTATGAGCCGAAAGGCTCTTTTTTATTGTTCTAAATTTTCCTAAATAGTTGAAACTCTAACTATAACAAATATGTCCCGGTATCATTTGTCTGAGGCTTATGCCGATATTTACAGCCCTCGTCTACAGGAAGATTTTGACGATAATCTTCGCTTCATTGACTACATGCTAGATGAGGACATTGAAGAAGTTGTTGAATCCCTATTCTGGGAATTCCGGGATTATGGACATACTATTCAAGAATCCATTGATCTACTGAGTGATTCAGCTTCAACTGAAGTTATTAATGAATCACTTGTGTATCTAAGCGAAGCTCTTACTCCACGTCAACAACAGGATAGAGCTAAATTTAAGGCTAAGCAAGCTGCCGATACTGCTGCTGTTACTAGAAGCAAAGATAGCACAATTCGTCAGGGTCAGCGTAAGGCTAGAATTGATGGCGCTATCAGTAAAGTAAGAGCTGCATGGGAAGGTGCCAAGGGTGGTTTTGGTCGTGCAGCTAAAGCTGTTTCTAGCGGCCTTGGTAAAGCCAGCCAATATGTTAGCCAACAGCGTGAAGCTGGCAAGGCTAAACTACAAAAACTAATGCGTACTGGTGCTAATGCTGTTAAAAAAGGTATTCGCAAAGGTACTGCAGCAGTTGAGCGCACTAAGAGAGACATTACTGGTGAAACTGGCCGCGCCCGTGAGAACCGTCAGAGAATCTCTAAACTAAGTGGTCAGGCTTCTAGAAATAAGGAAGCTCGCAAGGATCCATGGGAAGGTAGTTATTCTAAGGCTCCCGCCGGTAAGAAGCCATCAGCCGGCCGTGCTCTACCCGCTGCAAAAGAACGTGCTGCTCTACCTCCTGCAAAGGAAAAGCCAGCCGCAACATCCCCCCGCCGCGAAGCTGCTCAAAAACGGGCCGCAAAAGCCGCTAAGGGAGTTGTAGCAAAGGGTAAGCGTTTCGCTCCCCCAGCCGGTAGTGGTGTAGGGGCCGCTGCTAAGAGATCAAATACTGGATATGCTCAAGCTGCCTCCAGATTTGCTAAGCAAGCTGGTCTATCAGAGAGTGATTCTTATATCCTACTTGATGCCATCATTGAAGATTTGATCTTTGAGGGTTATGCAACTAATGAGTATGATGCCGTAGATCTACTCAATTCTCTAAATGAGGATACCATCTACGATATCACTGTAGAATACCTAGCTGACTGATAACAATAAGGGTAGTCATTTTGGCTACCCTTTCTAATTAAAGAATAGAAATGCAGAACCTAAGTTTTATTGACACCTTAACTGATGAAGTTCTAACAGAAATGTTGGAACTTATTTCTTTGGAATATGATAATTTTCACGAATTATTTGAAGAGTTGCTTTCTGAAGAACTGATCTTATCTGAAGTAGTAGATTCGGCTCAGATTAGAAAAGAACAAAGAGAAAGAACTGAAAGACTTAGGGCTGCTGCTAAGAAAGGAACTAGACTAAGATCAAGACAACAAACCGCCCAAGCTGCAGAAAAAGTTAATAAAGGGATACAGGGTAAATATGACAGAAGGCCATGGTATAAGAAGGCTTTCGGTAAATTAAAGAAATGGGTAGGTAAAGGAGTCCAGGCTCTTAAGGACAGAAGTAAGGAAGATGATTCTGAAGTTGTTTATACAACTGCCCCATCTACCAGTGCAAGAAGAACCTCTAACACAACCACAACAACGACCACACCAAACCCACAGGAAACACCTAAGCCGAAAACTGAGACTCAAAAAAGAGCAGAAACTTTAAGAGCCAAAAGACAAGCAACGGAAACTAAAAAGCAAAACAACTTTAAAAACTTTAGGAAAAAAGCTCAAGAATCCCGCTTCAAGCGGATGGCCCGCCCAATGAGTCCAGCAGCATTAGCCAAGAAAAATACAACACCAACTCAACCTCAACAATCGGCCCCAAGTCAACCTCAACAATCAACAAATAGACCCAATCCTCTACAAGGACAACCCAAGAAAAAGGTTATCCCCACTCCGACATTTGCGGCGAGAAAGCAAAGAAAAACAAGATTAAATATAACTAATAATCAAGGACAATCAACCACGATGCGCCCGTGATACTACCTGAAGATGTATTTGCTCTTATTGCAAGAGTACATAAAATCAAACATTCATTATACAAAGAACCACAATCAGACCTAGCCCATAAAAAACTCAATGAGGTTCTTTTTGCTCTTGAAGAATTGAAGGCAAAACTTTAGAGTAGATATTCTCTTTTTCAGTAGAATAAAATTTACCTTCAATATTTGTATTGTAATAGTCTTCTCTTAGAAGAACATCTCTTCTGAATTGCTCATAGGTTTCATAGTAGCTCATTGACTTTTTGTGAGGACAGAGATAAAGAATTTCGCGGATAAATTTATCTTCCCCAAGCTCTTTAACATCATCCTTTAGTTCATCACAACTACCAAAGTATTTTTGCCAATTACTTTCTTTAGTTTTTCGCCGGCCGGTCTTTGGATCTTTTCGTCTTTCCCAGAAGTTCTTTTTGCCGATATATTTTTTATTGTTTGTTGTGTTCGTAATTAGATATACAAATCCCTCCATACCTTTTGGCACTTCGGTAAATTCTTGATTGTTAAAATACCACATTATTGCTCCCGTTGTGCCGGTATTTAGACTGTCACACTTGACAAATAGACATAAGTGGGTTATTATATTAGGGCAAGCAAAGGAGAATTCTGTGAATAAAAAGCAAAAGAAATTGCAGATCGTAGTCAATCAAGTAACTGAATGGGCAAACACAAGGGCAGATAGTCTAAATTCTAAAAAACAACATTTAAACGCTGCCGCACTAAGGGCTGAATTCGCTGAATGGTCTGAGGCTCTTGACGATCCATCTATCCCGATCAATGTCATTTCACTCTGAGCCCGCAAGGGCTTTTTTAATGGCTAAATACAAATAAAAAATGTCATCTGTTATTGGACCAAAGAAAAATCCAAGAGATTTTGGTTTTAAGGAGACTGATACCCATCTCATTGTAAATGACTCTGTAGAAACAATGAGGGCATTCTCTTTTGAGGGTAAATTATTGTGGACTATTCCTTGTCTTGCGCGAGGGCAAGGGGTTGAGAATAACTGGATGGAATATGCAACCGATACCCCACCAGGGCTTTATAAGCTAGGTACCCTTTATAATGATTATGCTAAGTACGGGAAAAGTCCAGCTTATGATCGTACCCTTGCTGCATATGGCTATTGTTTTTATGACATGATTGAACTAGAAGGGCAGGAACGTCGTTACGGTAGAGCCGGCATCGGTCTTCATGGTGGTGGGTCTGCCCTTGGATGGCCGGGGGCATGGGCACCTAATCAAAGACTGGTGCCTACCCATGGTTGTTGCAGGATCCGCAATAGTGACCTTTTAGAAAAGATTCTACCCCTTTATAACAAAGGAACTGTCTACCTGAGCGTATTCCAAGAGGCTTGATGACTCCTATTTCACAATGGATACTTGAAGACATAAAAAAGAAAAGATTCCAATACAAATACGAGGGCCTTCTTCCAGATATTGTGACTTTAGCCGAAAGGTTAAAGTGGCAAACCGATGATCAGATAGAAATAAAAATAATCAGTGAGAACAATAGAAGTAGTATAATTATTGATAACATATCAATTAAGTGCAATACTTTACCTGAATCTAATTTAGTTCAATTTGAACCTAAATAACATTATTGCGTGTTCACTAGAAATGCCTTGCGAACGTAGATTTGAAGGTCGGAGACATTCAGATTCTAAAAAATGCCAAAAATGTGGCAAGAAGAATTGTAATATGTTTCACTGTTCGGAAGAATATCGCAATTTTTATTCAATAAATGAAGAGCTTCAGTTAGATTTAAAATACTTGATGGTATCAATCAAAGAAGCTCTAGAAAAGGATTCACATAATTTGTAGAGCGCGGTTAAAGTAATATCTACGATCTTCCAATCCTCGCAGCCCACCGTTGACCCTTCTGGTTACTTGCTCAACTGTTGGACTCTTATCACATAACTGATTTAACTTGTTTGCCATCCAGAAATATCCAGCAGAAGTGAAAGGATAGTTGGCAGCAACGTAATCAACACCTTCCATAACTCTAGGGTCTTTGACAAAGTTGGAAAACCCTTGATAGTTTGCTCTACCAGTGAGTTGGATATATCCAGCCCCCTTGTATTTTGGCCCGTCTCCTTTTTCGGTATTTCCTAAGTCCAATCTCCCTTCAAGATAACGACCATCAGACAATTCCTTAGTCCATTTACCAGCCCCAGACTCATGAGCAGTTTGCGCCAAGAAATGAGAGATACGTGATGGGGTATTGATTTCAAAAGTATTCAGGCACTTATTCAGATCAATAATGACGGAATCGGAAATAACTCTTTCGTTAACATTCCATACATGGGCAAGTTCGCCTTTACTTACAAATGTCCTGAAAGTTGCCTTTCTGTAAATTTCAGCAAATTGTTTTTTAACTGAATCTGGAGTTGACTCATTGAGGTACTTAAATGCCTCAACTTGATGGTTGAAATTTTTAAAGTGCTTCACCGCATCTAAGATCTTAATATCAGCATTACTACTGATCTTATTGCGATAAAGAGTAGCAAACTTTTGTTTGATTTGTAGGGTAGTTGCCTGATCTAGGTAATTAAAGGCTTGTTCCTGATGGTATAGGTTCTTCCAGTTTTTGACTGCATCTAGAATGTTGATCATCACCAATCGCATTTGTTACTGAGGTATTTAACAGCAATCTTTTCATCCACCATTAACCTGTTCACTTCTTTTCCGTTTTTCAAATAGATTCTAGCCAGGGTCCTTTTAAAGAAGTCTTTACCGTAACGGGCAACGACTACATCCTTATCAAGGATCAAATTTCTTAAAAAGTCTCTTGCCTTTAGAGCATTCTCAGTATCCGCCATACCATGTGAATTTTTCCTTATCTCTGGTGTATCAATGCACATCAGGCGGATCTTTTCATTAGGTCCAACTGTGATTGTATCCCCATCATAAACCTGAGTAACTCGTTCTCCATATGCCAATGTGGGCAGTGGAGTCAACACTAAAAGTAGACAGATAAATAGTTTCATTTTTTAAAGGTATTTATTGATTAAATACTAATAAAAAAGATGTATTACCACCAATGGAAAAACGGTAATAGAACTGGAACTATTCAGTCTCCACATTTTATAAGAATTGGAGAGCGTAGGGTTGTACTTCTTGAAAACTGGTGCCCAGAGGGTAAGACTACTGTACCAAAGGGATTCGTATCTGATCTAGGTACCATACCAGAAATCTTCTGGTGGCTTGCAACACCAGAAGATATTAAGTATTCGTCAATAATGCATGATTATCAGTTTACCTTAGCTGATTATGATCTTTACTCTTACAGGGAAGCTAATCTAGATTTTCTTAGACATTGCTGTGATTGGGATAGCATCCCTAATTGGAAAGCCTTTTTATGTTTTGTTGGGGTTGAGATCTTTAGAGCTTATGTGCAAACAAAAAGAGGACTAAAAGCCCTCTTGTTTATTAAAGGCGGAAGATGGAATTGAACCACCAGCCTGGAGCTTATGAGACTCCTGTGCAACCGTTACACCTTTCCGCAATGTGTGATTATTTAGTCAGGTTTATTTGACTAAGAGCGGAAAACGAGACTTGAACTCGCAACATTCTGCTTGGAAGGCAGACGCTCTACCATTGAGCTATTTCCGCATAGTTTGATATTTAGTTTATTTTTTCCCGATGTACTTTATACCCTTTATATTGCTCTACCTTTCCCTTTGCGACTCTATACATGTTGGAATCGCTTAATCCGTATAGATTGCAGAAATCGTACAAATATTTTGTTTTTATTATTTCCCCTTTGGGCGTGGTTATTACATAGTAATAATTTATGCTATTTTCATCTCTAGAAATTCTACCTTTTCTGAAGCCATCAGGAATTTTTTCTCCTTTTTTTATTCTATATGTTCCTTCTTTAGTGCCATCCGTGATCCACATTGTACCGTACTGAGAATTTTTTTCTCCTTGTTGGTGTTTTATTTCTTCAAACGTTTCTTTTCTTTTCTTTCTAACTTCAGATGTTAAGGCTTTTTGTCTGCCAAGTTCTACTGCCTTGCAAATAATTTCTTTTTTACCAATGGCTCCAGATAATGCAAGCCAAGCAATCCTATCTTCTTCATTACTCCATAGCTTATAGTTACAATAATGATACATTGCATGTTGAGTTATAGATACCTCAACTAAGTTTTCTTTTTTATTTGAGCCTCCTTTATATTTTGGCATAATGTGATGTTTATGGCGAAGTGGTCCGTTGTCACACGTCATTTCTATTCTCCTTAAGTTGAGTAGTGTGCTTTATTTAGTACAATTTCCATTAAAAAGCCCCCGAAAGGGGCTTTACCTGAAAAGACACTACTCAACTCAGGTGACTTATTTAGTCAACGCTGCATCTTGGACTTGAACCAAGGACCGACTGCTTATGAGAGTACAAGGTATTGCTCCTTGTCTGAGTTTACTTAAAACTCCCGAAGGCAGTTGCTCTTTCCAACTGAGCTAATGCAGCTTATTATTTACTACTTGTGGTAGTAATCGGAGTGGAAGGTACTGCCCCCTCTTCGTCGCGTCCCAAACGCGAAGTTATACTTTTCTACTACACTCCGTAAAAAGAAAAGAACTGGACGTTTCCTGTCCTTTTCTTGTGGATTTATTTAGTAGGTATCCAACAGACCTTCTACCGAATAAGCAAGCAACACAAAGAATGCGATGCTACTTAAACCAAACACTACTTCACCCATCAAAACACCCCAGGAATAAGTTGACCACTGATTAGGTAGGTTACAGTGAGAGCAACAAACCCTAGCATAGAAGCACGACCAACATTAAGTAGATTCATCAGAAAGCTCCAAAAAAGAAGTTATTGGTTAGGGAGTATGATACGATACCTGCGATAATACCAATAATACTGAAAATACCATTGATCTTTTCGGCTCGTACATTATGGGATTCTTGATCTTTGAATTCTTCCCCTACGTACATTGTTGGCTCTTTCGCCCAGTTATTCAGTTTTCCGTCTTTATCAATCATTGTCATTTTATGTTATAAGGAAAGAAAGGGAGGGAGTTTCCCTCCCATGAACATCAGAACTTGATAGCAGCACCGATGCGACCAACGGGGCTATAGGCAGTCCCGCGAACACCATCATTCTGGGTAGGCCAGATTAGATCACCAAAAGCAACGAATTTGTTGCTGATACGACGCTCAATACCAGTTACGAAAACTGCCTGAGAGCCTTCACCAATACTAGCCTGACGATTAGCCTGACCACCATTGGTTAGAGCCCACTGGCCGCCACCGCCAAGATACACATTGGTGTTGGATACGGTAGATCCATCCGCAAGAGTAGACTTGCTGATAGACCAGTCATAGGTAGCCAGAGCACCAGCGGCAGCACCGATGCGGCTGTTAGGACCAGCAGCAGCGTTTAGATAAGGACGGATGGATACCTCATTGCCCCATAGAGTAGCAACAGGAACACGACCAACCAGGGCAGCACCAGCAACGGTACGCTCAGAATCATAACCACCACCGTTTACACCTTGACGGTTAAGAGTAACGGCTGCACCTAGGTAAGTACCAACACCTTTGTCCTTAGCTTCATTGCGAACTTCAAGAGCAGTTACCCGAGTATTGGTTTTAGCAATCTCACGGGAGAATTCTGCGCGAAGAGCAGCAGCCGTGCGGGCATCAGCTTCAGTGTAGAACTGAGTGATGTTATCAAGGCAAGCATTAGTCAGGGCAGCAAGTTCAGCGCGAGTTGCAGGCTGACCGGACTTAAATGTGCCGTTAGGGTAACCAGCAACGCAACCATAACGAGCGACTAGATTGGAAAGAGCGGAATAAGACCAATCAGTAGGTTGTACGTCACGGAGCTGACCTACGCTGGTTACTTGAGCCAGAGCACTACCAGAAAGTGCGGCAGCACCTACAATAGCGGCAGAAAGAATTTGACGAATTTTCATACTTTTTAGCACTAAAATAAAAGGGTTTACAAACGTTTGCTGTGGGCGGGATCATTTCCGCTTGGTTATCCTACCACAGGACCCACAGCTTGTCAAGCGATATCTGGAGCGATAAAGAATTGATTTTCCAGAATCTGCTGATTAAAAGACGGCCTTACGAAATAGAATCCGTGACGGCTGTTTACAAAAGCAGCTAGATCATCGTATGCACCAACTTTATAACCGCGAGCGGCAGATTGATGCAGGACTTTACCTTCTCCAAGATACACACCTACATGGTGCGTATCTCCTGGCCTACCCATCGCCACAACATCACCTTCTTTAAGTGATTTATGGCTATAATGGATGGGGCCAATTTTGGTTACCGTATCTGCCCAAGGCGTAATTGGAGCGACATTTGCGCCAACACTTGCCAGGAACTTTTTTACCACTCTTGAGCAGTTATTACGATAACCGTCGTAATAATTAAATTTGTTTTGGATCTGTTGAAACTTTTCTACGAAGTTGTTTTCAATGATCTGAATTTCGGGTGTCATTAACATAATCAGACCCTTGAATAACACACACGGGTAATACCCCTTGATGGACTTGTGATAGAGCTAAAGGCTCCATAGGACAGATCCAATCCGCGACTTGCAATGTATGGTCCCCGGTCGTTGACACGAATAACAACAGATCGTCCACTGTTTTGATCTGTTACTTTTAGTCTTGTCCCGAATGGTAGATGGGGGTGAGCAGCGGTTAGTCCGTAAGCATCAAAACGAGAACCACTTGCCGTAAGTTTACCATGGAAACCATCATTTTGCCCGTAGTATGATGCAGTTGTGCAGTTGTAGGCTAGGGCAGGAGTTGCAGATAGGGTTGCAAGCCCGAAAGTTAGAAAAGATAGTAGTTTAAAACGCATTTAGTTAGTTAACTCAGCATCCTGGCTTGAAGGCGGGGCATAGGTCCCAGTTCTAATGGGCCGCACTTCCCAGGCTCACGTTCACAGATTTTCATAATGAGAATCTATTTAGGAAATTGGTTTTCCTAGGAATCCATCTTAGCACGGCCAAGCTGGTTTGTCAAGGGGCTGGCCGATACGGTTCTGTTAACTGCCCATTTTCATCAATAAGCCCAGCATCCATTAAAAATTCCCTGGCCTTAAGTGGTTCTTTCAGATCTTCAAGCAATTGATCAACTTGCTCTCTTGTTAGTCTATCAGATTTATGATTCATTATTTTTGCTAGTATTTTATCATCATAAATTCTTCCATTCAAAAAGTCAAGTGGACGGTTGTTCTTCTGGCATAGTGGGGTTACTGATCCTTGATAGGTAGGGATCGTAATTCGTGATTTGCTCTACCGTAAGCTGACCTCCAGCATTCTGCCAGAAATTCTTTAAACCATCGTAGGACCTTTTATGAAAGATATCAACATGATCTTCATGGATATCACTACCTAGATGGACATTATACAAAAATAGTGGAGTGGCAAATGTGAGGCCAGTATTGTAGATCAAATCATCCGACACGATCCTTGGTTTTACATTTTGATCTAGCTTGAACTTATCTCCTTTACAGAATAAATCAACTAATTTTTGACCATACCGGCGAGTAATGACATAACAACAAGTGCTAAAGTCATTAACAAAACGGTTATGGATAACTACATGGATATCTCCTGTGCAGATAATAGCAAGTTGAATACAATCCCATCCAATAGGTGCATGAGCAATGAATTCCTTCCAAGTAAAATTCCAATACTTGGCATTGTCAATAATACAGTCATCTTCCATGAACACCGCATATGGAGTGTCATAGTTATCCAGCCAATGTTTAATGGCCTTAAGGTGACTGGTAAGACACCCAATTTCTTGGCTTGTTACATTGGTTGGATAGCATCCAATTAAATGCTCACTCAAATCACTTGCAGTGCCATCATAAGCGGAAATACGTTCATAATTGGTAATACCCCAATGATCAAATTGCTTTTCAATAAAAGCCTTACGATCTGGTTTACGATCTAGATTCAGATAGAAGATAGGACCGAATCCTTCAAGTTTATAAGCGCTTTTGTTTTTATCTAAAGGTTTCATTTGAAAAAGTTACTTTCTTTTATGTATTGTTCAAGTTCTTCTCTGTTCATCTTGGATACTTTGATCCATTCAGCTTCATTTTCCTGTCTATAGGGATTAGTGAACCAAGAGTTAGGTGTGCGAGAATGCTCTAAGTGGTAAACAAGGCTTTCTAATCGTTT